TATAATGAATACAAATCAAAAACGAATATTATTATTTTTAATTGGTTGTATTGGGACGCGTTCTTTATTCGTATATTTAGCTAAAAATGCCTCAACAAAGTATTTGAAATGGATGGGTTATTTAGCATTATTGCCAGCCATTGGCTTTTTTTACATTTATTTTACAGGGTCAAGAAAAACAGGTGCGGAAGTGTTTGGTGATAAAATATGGTGGAATAATTTAAGACCCATTCACGGAACATTGTATGCGTTGTTTGCGTTCAATGCAATTAATGGAAATAAGAATGCGTGGATATATTTGTTAGTTGATGTTATAATTGGACTACTAAGTTTCTTACAATTCCACTTTCACCTTTGAAAATGTTTCAACAAAGTAAGAGCCAAAAATTCTACGTAGTTTTCAGATTTAAATTAAAATAATATAATAATTTAAAAATTAACAATATAAATAATTATGGGAAACACCCAAACTATGAAAAAAATAAATTTTGAAGATATGCAAACGGCTATAAAAAATCCCGAAATATATCTAATTATCAATACATTGCCGTCAGCAGAGCAACAATGTTTAATTGCGAATACAGTTTCAGTAAACGATGAAGAAATTATAATAAATAAGTTTTTGAAAGAGAATAAAAATATAATAATAATTGTTTATGGTAAGAATTGTAATGATGATAGCACGAATAAAAAATATCAGCAATTATTATCATTAGGGTTTTATAATATTTTTGTATATACTGGTGGTTTATTTGAATGGTTATTATTGCAAGATATTTATGGCAAGGAGTTATTTCCAACAACAAAAAAAGAGTTGGATATATTAAAATATAAATCGAATCAGATGTTAAATATTGCGTTGCTGGAATATAAATAATCAGAAAACCTAGGGTTTTCCGAACCTTTCCGCCTATTAATATATTGAAACAACTTCATAACTTGTGAAAGACGCATAAATGATATATTGAAATAACTTAAAGATCCAATATTGAAACAAGTTAAAGAGAGGAAAGGTTCGGAAAACCCTAGGTTTTCTGATGATCGACCGCAAAATTGGCTAATTGGTCAGCCCTTTTATTTTTGTTTCGTAATATATGTTGAAAACTAATTGATGTAAATTCTGTAGCAAGTTGTTTAGCAGTTTCATTCAACTCTAATAAATTTTTGGATTTGCATTTATAAACATTTGTTAGTTGGTTAATAACTAACAAACTATCCCCTTCAACTAACAAATGGTTAATGTTTAATTCTAGTGCTTGTTTAAGTCCAAGTATTAAACCGGAATATTCTGCATAATTGTTAGTTACTTTGTCTCCAACAAACATATATCCGCTCCAAATTTCTTCATGATTATGATATATAACAGCGCCACAACCGCCTAATCCAGGATTGCCACGGCTTCCGCCGTCAAAACGTAAAATATAATTAGAAGAAGTAATAGGATATATTTTAGCGTCGTCTCTAATTACCTTTATTGTTGGCAAATATATTGTTTTTAACATATTGTCTTTATATTATTATTTTAACAAATTATTTTTAATTCAATTTTAAATAGAATTTAAATACAATTTATAATAATAATTTAATATAGAATGAAAGTTTTATCATTGTTCTTGACATCATTTGTTCCGTATATATTTGGAGATACCGAATGCCCTATTGTATCTACATTTGGAGACCGAAGAACTAACAAATATGCTTTACGCTTAGTTCAATATAATGTAGAATGGTTATTTATAGATTATTATGAACCAGCAGATTGCCCTGGTAATGGATGTGCGTGGCATACATTAGATGATGCGGAAACACATTTAAATAACGTTGTTAATGTATTACAAGATTTACAACCAGATATAATTAATTTTTGTGAAATAGAGGGTTGTGATGAATTAAATATATTAAAATCTTATTTAGGAGATTCTTATTATCCCTATCTAAAAAAAGGAACTGATAGTGCTACAGGTCAAAATGTCGGCATACTAACAAAAGTAGATCCAATTGTTAGTTTATACAGAAGCGAAGAGAAAATAGCATATCCCATTTCTGGAACTAAATGTGGTTCAACAACTGCTTCAGGAACTAGTGGAGTATCCAAACATTATATAACAGAGTTTAAATTAAATTATGGATTAAAAGTCGCAATGATTGGAGCACATTTATTAGCAATTCCAACTGACCCAGCACGATGCGTCCAACGGGAAGCACAAGCACAAGTACTGCAAAATATTGTTAGTTCATATATTGAAAGAGAATATGAAATAATATTATTGGGTGATATGAATGATTTTGATGCTGAAACATTGGATATTAATTCAGACAAACCTATATCCAGAGTTTTAGATATTATAAAAGGATTAGATGGACAGAAAAAAGGAACATATGAACTAACAAATATTGCGTATAGAATAAATCAAAATGAGCGCTATAGTGATTGGTGGGATTCAGATAACAATTGTAATACAAGTTCCCAAAAAGATTATTCTATGATTGATCATATATTAGTTACTCCTTATATTGATAAAAAAATAGTGGACGCATTTATATATCACGGATACAAAGAATACTGTGGTAAATGGAATTCAGATCATTATCCAGTGGTGGTTGATTTTGTGTTTTAAATATATTCACATACAATAGCAACATAATTATTATCGACATCTTTTATAACCTTAAATGGTTTCCCACAGCCATTAATTAGATTTTTTTCAATATAATAATCGCATAATTCTTTTGAAGAATGAGGGTCAATTTGTTGTCCGTCTGTTTTTAATGAGCCATGACGAAATATAGCACAATTAAGTTTTTCAATTAGCACTGGAATTTTACAATGAGGACATTCAACAACAAAATCAATTGATTCCATTTATATAAATATAAAAAAATATATTTATATATGTTTTGATAAACTTTTTCAAAAGTTTACAGTATAAACTGATTTATTTGATGTAACCATTCTTCAACAATTGGCTCATTTTTATAAATATTTTGATTACCATCTAATATCAACTGTTTTGTATTTATATGTTCCAAAAATTCTTCGTGATATTTATGACAAACTTCTAAATAACTTAATTGTATTAATTCTTCTCCTTCTCTTGCGCGAATATGAATGCGTTCATAACATTTATCTGGAGATGTCTTTACATATATTGAATAAGCGATTGGAAAATCTTGAACAAATTCATCAAACCAATTTAAATAAATTTCATAACAAACATCTTCAATTTTATTATCGTCATACAACATTTCGGAAAACACATATCTATCTGTATATAAACTACGTTCTGTTATTATAATATATTCTTTAGTTGAATCTAATGATTTAATTGTATCTCTTAATATTTTTAATCTTGATATATATGCCATCATTTGAAAAGCAAATGAATATTTAGCTGTGTCTGAATAGAATTTTTTCAACATTGTATTACCTTCAACATCTTTAATTTTTTCCCATTCATCTACCGGTTCTCTTAAAAATATTATACTATCATTATCCTTATAATGCTTTCGTAAATTTTCTAAAAGAGTTGACTTACCGGAACCAATATTTCCTTCAATAGATACAATCTTAAACATTATTATATTATATAGATTTATTTTTATGTTGTTTTTGATTTCAATTTTTTTCAAAACCTTTCCTTAAATATAACAATCTTTCATCTCGTATTGCATTACAATGTCTTTTATAACTAACAAAATGACATAATTATTTATTCAATAATTTATATTTTAATCAAATTTTAATATAAATATAACAAGTTTGGTAATATAATTATTATGTATAATAATATAGATAAAGAATTAATAAAGAAAGATATACTTCAAAAATTTGGATGGGAAGTTGACAAATTAATTAAAATAAATATGGCTTTTTCAGATTATAATAATTTGAAAAATATGCTTAAGATTTATGAACGTGACTATAGAATTAAACGTCCAGTAGTTAGTAAACAAATGATTGTATCTTTTAATATATCTGATGATTATTATGATAAAAATAAATGCCCATTATGCGATAATGTTGATTCTAAATTAGATTATTATGACTATAATGGGTTTCCTACTTACCTCTGTGAAAATTGTTACACTACAGTTTATGAAGAAATAACTGATTTTGAAGAACAACTTGTTAAACAATGTTGTAATACCAATCCAGAAACAGATAATAATGATGATTCAGAAGCAGATGCTGATACTGATAAGGTAGTTTTTAAAACATTATATATACATTATGCGATTGATTCTGGTTCATTTGACAACGCAGTTAATTATTACTATAAACATAATACATTGCCATTTTTAACAGACATTGAAAGAGAATTATGGCGAGTAGCAGATATAATTCAAATAGATGAAACTGAACAAATCGCACGCGACAATATTCTTCGTGGAATTTTAGACAATGATAACATGAAGAACCCATTTATGGAACTTTTATTTAAAAATATTGGGTTGACAATTAATAATTGGTATTTAAGTAAGGAGATAGATCATTATGGCGTCTATGCTTATATACAAGTAAGCGATAACCCAAATACACCATATGAAGAACGATATGTATGTATTTTGTCTGGTGATTAAATATAAAAGGAAATGTTCTGAAAACTATTGGTTTTCTGAAAAAAATTGAAATGTTAAACCTACTTAAAGAAATAACTACATATTATTAGAACAATGGATCTTAAGCAACGAAAACTATCTAAGTCTGAATGGGATTCAATTGAAATCCCTGTTTCTAAATCAGAAACGGAAATATTACAACTTATTGTCAGCGGATTCTCAAATATTCATATAAAAATTAATAAAACTGATTCTATCTTTACCTATCTAAAGATAGAATATAATAGTCAAATAGAAGATTTCCTATATGTTAAATTCTTTGCCGATAAAATAAAAACTCTTATCCAATCAAATAACATAAACTTTATTAAATTTGAAGCAGAAAAACGATCTAATAAAACAGATGATACAGAAAAAATATATTATATTAATATTTCATCTATTGTTCGTCTTAAAAGTGGAGATCAAATTCGTTTAGCACGAATTGATGAAGCTGACTCTTTAAATTATTCTAATATCTATGACTTTATACTTTACAACCATTTAGAACAAATGATTCAATTAAAGAGCACAAATAATAAACAATGGATATACTATTATTACACATTAAATAATCTGATTAAAAACAATGTTGATAAAGTAATTCGTTATTTAAAAGAAATCATTGAAATCTGTCTTATAAATTTTGAAAAAGATATTGATTTACTTCATATTGTAGCCAATTCTGTTAACTTTATTGAAAAAAATGTTAATTTATTAAAATACAGCGATTTAACATTATATGATCATCAAAAAGAAATTTATACAGCAGTTCGTTCCTCTAAACCAAAATTAATATTATATATTGCGCCAACCGGTACTGGCAAGACTCTAACACCACTTGGATTATCCGAAAATTATAAAATTATATTTGTATGTGCGGCAAGACACGTTGGATTAGCATTAGCACGCTCAGCAATTTCTATTGGTAAAAAAATAGCATTTGCCTTTGGTTGCTCTGCTGCTGAAGACGTAAGACTACATTACTTTGCGGCCAAAGAATATACAAAGGATAAACGTAGCGGACAAATAAGAAAAGTAGATAATACGGTAGGACATAAAGTAGAAATAATGATTTGTGATGTTCGATCATATATTGCTTCAATGTATTATATGTTATCGTTTAATTTAGCAGAAAATATAATAACATATTGGGATGAACCAACAATTACAATGGATTATGAAAACCATGATTTACATCAAATTATTAAAAAAAACTGGAAAGAAAATATTATACCAAATGTAGTGCTATCTTCTGCTACATTACCCAAAATGCATGAACTAACACAAACTATTGCGGATTTTCAAGAGAAATTTCCAAGAGCTATTGTTACCAATATTTTAAGCAATGATTGTCGCAAAACCATTCCAATTATTAATAATAATGGATATGTTGTTATGCCGCATTATCTAGACGAAGATTATAATAAAATTCTAAATATTGTGTTGAACTGTGAAGAAAATTTGACATTATTACGATATTTTGATTTAAAAGAGGCATCAGAATTTATATTGTTTATTGAAGCAAATGAATATTGTAAATCGGCTGCTAAATTTAATAGAAATTTTGCGTCGGTTGAAGATATAAATATGAAAAGTATTAAATTATATTATTTGAAACTTCTTAAAAATATTATTCCAGAACATTGGACAACTATATATAATCATTTTAAAATAGCAAGAACAAAAAGAATTAAATTTAATAATACTGTTGATAATAAAGGAAATGTTATTGAAAATAAAAAAAACGTTCATAAAGATAATTTGGGTGAACCAATAAGTAAGACAAATAGCATTCAATTGCCAATAGTTCATGATACAGATCCACCAAATAGTTGTGGAGTATATGTAACAACAAAAGATGCGTATACGTTAACAGATGGTCCAACCATATTCTTAGCTGATGATTTACAAAAAATAGCAAAATTCTGTATTCAACAAGCAAATATACCATCAGTTGTAATGAAGGATATTATGGATAAGATTGAATTCAATAATCAAATTAATATAAGAATAGCAAAAGTAGAAAAAGAGTTAGAATTAGCAGAGGAACAATTAACAACAAAATTAATGGGTAGTTCATCTGATGGTTCAAAAGAAGCAAAAAAATTAAAGGGAAATAAAAGTGATAAGAGCGCATCAAAAATAGCCAATAAAATAATTGATAAAACAGATGATAGAAGTATTGTAAAAATGAAAGAGGAAGTTGAAGTGTTAAAATCGATGATAAAAAACGCAACATTAGATGATATGTTTATACCAAATAGATTAGCACATTTAAATAAATGGGCACAAAAATTAAATACAAATAATGCGTTTACTAGTAATATTGAAGAAGATAATATTGTTTCTATTATGTTATTAGATGATGTTGACGATAGTTGGAAAATATTATTGTTATTAGGAATTGGTGTTTTCACAGAACATAGAAGCCAATCTTATACAGAAATAATGAAAAAGTTAGCTGACCAACAAAGGTTATATTTAATAATTGCGGATAGTGATTATATTTATGGAACAAATTATCAGTTTTGTCATGGATATTTAAGTAAAGATTTAGGGTTAACCCAAGAAAAAATAATTCAAGCATTGGGACGAATTGGTCGTAATAATATTCAACAAGAGTATAGTGCTCGTTTTAGAGATGATATTCAAATCGCTACATTATTTACACGATTTGCTTCAGAAGATAAGGTTGAAGTAATTAATATGAATCAACTATTTAATTGTAAAAATGTAAAATGGAATGGTATTGAGTATATAGAATTACCAGAAGAATCATTAGACTTAAAAGATGTTTTATAATTTATTTATTGTTTTCTTTATTTATTGTTTTTTTATATAATAATATATATTTATTATATAAATAATGACAAATAATGCGGATATAATTGGTGTAGCTGTAGTTGGTGTTATAGGAGTTGTTGTTGCCGGTTTAGCATTATCTATTGGTTTCGGTGGTAATAATAGTAGTGGTAGTGGTAGTGGCGGTCCATATGAAATACAACGAGATACAAATTCTTCTATAAGCAATTCAAGTAATTTAGATGATGTAGACAATTATTCAGATTATGATTCGCAAAGAGGTTCTGTAGTTAGTAATATTGATGAAAAATATATGGATGTAGATTTAGATGAAGAAAATGGTTCTACTGGAGGTTCACGTAGAAGAAAACATAAAAAATCTAAAAAACATAGAAAATCGCATAAAAAAACACAAAAAAAACATAAAAGACGTAATAAATAAAATACTTATAAATTCTTATCCTTCATTTGTCTAATTAAATCAATTATTCCTTCATTAAAATCTATTTTAATTTCCCAACCAAGATCTTTTACTTTTTGATTACTAATATAATAACGTTTATCATTAAATGGACGATCTTCGATATAACTTATCCACTTATCAAAATCAAATGTACAACAAATTTTTTCAATTAGTATTTCCGAAATTTGTTTAACAGTATATTCATTATGATCATCACTACCAATATTATAAATTTCCCCAATTATACCATGTTCTAAAATTAATTTTAACGCAGAACATACATCATTTACATGTAAAAATGCTCTAACATTTGAACCATCACCTTGTATTGTAACTTTATTTCCACCAAGTAATTGTTGAATAAAACGCGGAATAAGTTTTTCTGGATATTGATTTGGACCATATACATTATTTCCTCTTGTAATAATAATAGGCATTTTAAATGAATGATAATATGATTTTGCTATTAATTCAGCAGCTGCTTTAGTAGCCGCATACGGGTTTGTTGGACATAATACAGAACCTTCGTGCTTCTTTTCTTCATTTTCAGTTAACATTGATTCTCCATATACTTCATCCGTTGAAATATGAATAAATTTTGTTAGTTTGCCATATTTACGACAAGCTTCCAGCAAAGTATGTGTTCCAACAACGTTGTCATGAGTATATTGTAATGCGTTGTCAAAAGAATTTTGAACATGAGATTGTGCAGCAAAATGTATAACAGTATCTATTTTATAAATATCTAATATATTTGATATTAGATCGTACGAACATAAGTTTCCTTTTATTAAATGATATCTATCCGAATTGCGAACATTTTCATTTATATTATTTTCAGAAGCACAATAATACATTGCGTCTAAATTAACTATAGTTATATCATGATTATTATTAAAATAATAATTCACAAAATTTGAACCAATAAAACCACAACCTCCAGTAACTAACAAATTCATTATAAATAATTAAAACATTTTAATTATTTATATTTTCGTTATAAAAATTCGGTTTCATAAGTTATATAACAATTATAAAATATACTTTTTAACTCATATACTTTTTTGTTTTTCTCATTTTTCGTTGTTTCAAATACTTTCTGGTTAACTTATTATAATATTTTATAAATTTCTTTGTATGTTTTTTATCATGCAAAAAACTATTTTTCCTTGACTTATTTTTACCACCAATTAATTCTCCAGTAGCTTGTTGGATCATTGTATTATATGTTGTCTTAATTTGTTCTTCAACATTTTTTATTTCTATCATAATATTATTAATTTTTTCCTGATTTTCTGGAGTAATTTTTTCTCCTCTCTTTTTTGTTTTTCCTAATTCCATTTTTTGCAATTGTAACATACCCATTTTTTCTTCCAAATCTTCTAACTCTTTTTGTAAAACAATACCCTCTTCAGTTTCTTTAAAATCATTGATTTTTTGTTGTCGTATTCTTTCTCGTTCTTTTCTTTCTGCAGAAGTTGCTGCGGATTTACGTTTTGCTTCTAATTTTTTTTGTTCTTTTAAAGCTTTTTCATCTTCTTTTCTTTTTTTCTCAGCAGCAATATATTCTGGACTTGTTTTTCTTTCCTTTTCTAAACGTTTTTGTTCTTCTTTAGCTAGTTTTTCAGCAACTTTTGCTTGTTCTTTTGCTACTTTTGCTTGTTCTTTTGCTACTTTTACTTGCTCTTTAGCCGCTTTTGCTTCTGCTTTTTCACGTGCTTTTGCTTCTGCTTTTTGTTGTGTTGTTAATCCTTTTAATTTTTGTCTTGCTTCTCTTTTTTCTCTTAGTTCTCTTTCTCTATCAGTTTCTTCTATATCTACTTCAACCCTACTTTGTTGTGGCTCAAATTCTGTTTCATAATCTAACCAATCTTGATAAGAACTATTTTTTAAAGGCTTTATTTTTGTATTTGGATTTACTATTAATTCTGTATCTTCTTTCATATTTGTTCCTACTATTGTTGGATTAGTTATTTCTGGGGTTACAATTATTCCTTGAACTTTTCTATTTTTTTCTTTTACATTTAAATATTGTAATTCTTCTAATAATTCTTCTCTATTAGGCATTTGTAATTCTCGTGTTACATAAATTACACTTCCTTGTAAACCGTTTTGATTAGTTTCATTTTTGTTTCTTGCTACTAACAAAGTTCTAGATGGATTTTGTGTTGAATTAGTATATACATATCCTGTTATTGATTGATCATTTACCGCTTCTTTTCCATTTAAAAGTATATATATTGAACGAAAACCAGAAGGTCTATCACCTTGAATACCCAATCTTAATGCGTTACCATTTGAATCATATGGAATTATTGATCCGCCCTTACTAACACTTCTATAAATTAAGTTATTTTGTATTTCCTGAAACGCAGGTGATAAAGTTATATATTGTGAAAATTGATCGATTGTATTTATATATCCGCCCCATTTAAAACAAGCTTGACATTCTTGTAAATAATCTCCCATTGTTTTCAATATAGTAGCAGACAATAAATCATTAAATATAAAAGGATGTAATTGAAACTGCATTGTTTCCCACATGTCTTTTATAGGATTACTTGTATTATTTGTATTACTATAATATATTTCTTTTATTTTATTAACAACTCTTTTATAAGCAACTGTTGATTTTAAATCATTTGATTGTGAAACTTGAATATCTAATGTAGATATATCTACAACATCATTTTTTTCTCTATTTTGACAAACTAAATTATAATGTAACTTAGCAATCAACGAATCATTTTTATTATAATTTAATACTACACCACCAAACGATATAGTTTTTATAATATTTCCAGTTTCATCTTTTCTTTCATATATTAATTCAGAATATGTTGTACCTACCTCTTTTGGTTCAGAAGCATTATATTTTAATGAGCAATTATCCATAGCATCCATCATTGATGAAGTAGGACAAAAAATACCTCTTTCAAGATTACGATATAATCCAAATAATGCTTGACAATCTTTGAACCATTTTTTATAGTTTGTTTCAAAATCTTTAAAAAACTGTGATTCTTCTGGTAAATTAATATCTTCTTCTAATTTATCAAGTAAAAATAATTTATTTTCAAGAGGAGTTAATTCAGTTCTTTGAATTACTTTTTTATCATATGTTAGTTTTAATAATGTATTATATTCATTTATACTAATTGCTTTGGCTTTTTTTTTTCTATTTAATTCTAATATTATAGGTTCTATATTAGTTTGTAGATTTTTATTAATGGTCTCTAATTGCTCTTCTACTTGTTTTATAAATTGTGTTAATTTGTCCTGATTAATTGTATTATCCGTAAATACATTATCTTTAATTTCTTTTAAAGTTTCACCAATAACTATGGAAAAACTATTTGGTAAAAATAATCGTGAACCATTTATATTTGATTTTACATTTGCTGCGTTATTTATAACAAATTTATATTTTGGTGCAGGAATCTTAAAATTACTATTTGTTTTAGATATTAGTGTTTCATTTAGTGTTAACAAATCATATACATTATCAATTATAGTTCCATTTATTGTTACTGGTTCTATTTTACTATTTTGTAATTGTTTTATAGTATATATATTATTTTGATACATTTTTTTTAATTTATTAAATAATATTGGCATTGGTGGTGCTGCTGGAGGCTCAATTATCTTATATTCGTCTATTACGGATAAATTGTTAGGAACAACAACATTTTCAGCAACATTTTCAGCAACATTTTCAGCAACATTTTCAGTAATATTTGTATCTGGAATAATATTATTAACAACATTTTCATCTGTATTTGTTACAATTTGTTGTTCCTGAATAGGTTTTTTAAATTCAACCATTTCAATTTCTCCTGTTTTACCACCTCCTTCCATCATTTCTGATTCAATGGAAGATTCGTTTATATCATGTTCATCGTCACAATCTTCATCACACATAGCAAATAAAGCAGTAATCTCTTCTGTATCTTCATTTATATCTGGATTTATACTTACATCAGGATCTATATCAATTTCTGGTTTATAACTAACATTATTATTTTTTATATAATAATCATAATAAAATGAATCCATATAATTTTTTAAATCATCATCGATTTTATTTCCAAATGATAATGTTTTGGATGGAGACATTTCAACTAACAAACGCTTTAAAATTAAAATTTCTAAAATTAGCAATTCATTATTTTTGTTTCCGCCATTTTCAGCATCAATTGGATATAACTCTTTTAGTCTATCATATGTAATTTGATTCAATTCATTATATCCAAAAATATAATCTTCTGGATTAATAACATCTGGAAATAATTTACCCCAAATTCCTAATTTTATAAACATTCCACGTGCTATTGTAGTTAAAAGATTATTATGCGTTATAAATACATATTCTGGAACTCGAACCTGTGTTTTTTCTGGAACTGGTAACAATGGAGAACCATCTGATGATATATTTAATTCATTATTTTGTTCATCATCGTCATCTTCGTCATCAACATTTCCATCTCCATCACCATTACCATCCTCATCATCTTCACCTCCTCCAATTTTTGTATCAAGCAATGTTTCAAAATTGGTATAATCAGTTACAGACAAATAACTAACATAAAATATAATAAATTGATAAAGTATTTCGGTTGAATTTAGTATATCAAACGAGTTATCAAATATATTTTTATTATAAATTATTTCATAAGATTCTTTTAATAATTTAAAAATGTCGCCATAAAAATTATAATTGATTGAATTGCCTTGTTCAAAATCTTGAATAATATAATTAAATGAATTTAATATTGATTTATGTAATGCTGTATCTTTATTATCAGCATCTGCTATATTATCATCTATATAACCTAAATATGTTACAACATAAGTATTTAAAGAAGAATGAAACGATAAAAAATCCGCATTGTTTTCAAATGCGTTAACAATTGGTCCAAAATCTAAATTATTAATAGTGGGTTTTGTTAGTAAAATACTTATATCTTCATAATGTGTTGGTTTAGTTGAAATACTTGTATTAGTAATCATATCTTGTTTTACAGAAATAAATGATTTTTTAGCAGAACTAGATGATAAATCACTTAAAATAGTGGCTCCACCAGAAGTATAAATAGGTTCTTCAAATGTTTGTTGATAATTATAGAAATTGTTTTTATTTTGATCATTTGTTTGAACATCTTCAAATTGATTGTCGTCATATAGAGTTACTTTATGGTCGCCAGAATATCTTCCTGCTCCATATGCTATTATTTTAAAAATAGTATTACCAATAGTTATTCCTAATGATTCAAATAAACTAGGTTCATCAGGATTAACTCGTGCGACATTATTACCAGAAAGAACTCTTGCGTGCATAGAACCAAGATTATAATCGTGAACATAATCATGGACAAAAGCACTAAGACACATAACAATCATATCTTCTTCTCTATCAAATCGAATTGTATTTTTTGCTACACCATTTGGGGTAATAGTAACTCCATTTTCAATAACAATATTAGGTCTAGTAGGAAATATTTGTTTATGAGTTAAATCAACTAAATCAATGGATGGTGCGACTGTTATATTTTTGTTAGTTGGTAGTTCATTCATATAATATATTTATATAATATTTTATGTAAACTATTGTATAAATTTAGTTATAAATATTGTAGTTTGCTACTTAATTCTTTATAATAATAATTGTTAATTTCTATTGTTTTAGGAAAAATAGTTTGCTTTCTCTTCAGAGAAAGCAATAATTTATAATCTTTATTTATAATAAATTTTTTTCAAGAACTCTTTTTTCATTAACTTTTTATCCAAATTCAAGAAAAAATTATACATTATTTAAATGAATTTATATAAGACATAAACATACTAGTACATACAAAATACACACTAAGTATTGTTAGTATTATGTAATTTATATACTTGTTGTCGTAAATCTAAATAATGTTGATATCTTTCACATGATAATTCTGATGGGTATAATTTACAATTTCCTGTTGAAATAGTTTCTGTTTTTTTCTTATTTATCATAGAATTTGGATTATATTGAATAATGGTATTATAAATTTTTACGGGTTTCCATCCTTCTAATACTTTTTCAAAAATAAAAATGACTTCGTCACCGGTAATATTACGTTTTTCTGTGCGTTTTTGTTCTCTTCTATTTTTTTTGTTTTGTATAAAATAATTTTTATCCATATTATAAATAAACATATATTTATTTAAATTGTTGCAATAAATTAATATAATAAACATACATTTCTTTTGTTAGTTCAGATTCATAAATAACATTTTTTTTGTTTTTTAAATTTCTTTTTATGTTTTTGATAATATCAATAGTTAATGTATTTTCAATTTGAGATTGAGTCCTTTGCTCTATTAAATAATCTAATATTTTGGATGGCTTCCAATTTTCTATACATTTTTCAATAACTTTTAATATTTCTTCACACGTTATTTTTCTTTTTGATATATTAAGCTGTTCTTGATTCAATATCTGTTTATTTATTTTTTCCTCATCTCTACATACCAGTTTTCCATTTTTTATTCTAGTAATTGTATGTCTTGGTAAGTTAAGAGAAGTTTGTATATCTATATTTTTATATCCTTCTTTTATTAAGTCTCTTACTTTTATGATATCTTCATCACTTACTCCGTCTTTTGCATCTCTAATTGAGACAGACATTTTTTTCTTTGTTTCTTCAGAAACTATTTTTTTATAAACAGGTTTACAATCCTCTTGTGAATTGTCAAGCTGCTCTTTTAATATAACTGTTTCTTCTGTTTCTTTTGTTTCTTTTGTTTCTTTATGTTTTAAATATCCTTCTTTGTTATTATTATTTTGATTTAAATTATTAAATACTTCAATTTGATGTTTTTCTTTATTACATATTTGATACATTTGTTGTTTTAATGTGGTATCAGTTGTATTTAAAAATGTTTCAAAAGCATTTGCTTGATTGTATTTAACAATTAAATATGATTTTATTAATAATATAAATTTTAAACAATCATTTTTATTATAAATTTTAAATTTCTTTTCAGAATCAATATTACCAAACTGCAGTAGTTTTAAAATATACATTAACACATCTGGGTTATTTTTTTGAGTAAGTGAAATATAAAATTTAGACAATTTTTTATGTGAAATATATATACATCCCTCAGCATCAAATAATCCAGCAATATATTGAATATTTATATTTTCATAATATATGTTTTTATGTATAATATGTTTATTAAATTGAGAGCATTTATTATATAATTCTTCTTTTTTATCTTGCATATTTTGTAAATTAATTAATTTATTAAATTCATACAAACAGTTATATTGCGATTCTTTAATTACAAAACTATTTTGTAAATATTGTAATAATAATTGATATTCATTACTTCGAATTATTAAATTATATTGATTTCTTATATTATGTTTATGATAATTATTTAAATCATCTAGTGTGTCAACAGTTTTATTATTTCTATTTACAGAAGAAGTAATGCTCCCTCCAAAATGATATCTTAATACTTGTAAAATATTGGTTCTTGTTTGTGTTACCGTAAATCCTGATTGATATCCATCTTTTATTTTTCTTATAAATATACAACCGTCTCCATCTATAAATCCAGCAATATATGATGGATTAGGTGGATTAGTCTTAAATCGTTGCAAATGAATTAGATTATCTTCTTCAATAGTATAATCCATGCTATATTGTAGCATATACTCTTATCTTTATATTATTTCAATTTTAATATTATAAAAATATAATATTAAACTTTATAAAATATAAAATAAAATGACACGATATATAGTGTTTAGTTAGAATAAGCTAACCCACCCCGAGCAGCTTAATTCTACCCAAATATTTCTATTTGAGCTTGGACTATTCCTTAAGTTATCATTGAAAGTTGCTAACTTTCTCAAACCCATTCCATTATAGTCTCTGAACCTTCTCCATATGTTTGCTTTAACACATTTAGGAGCTTGGCTGCAGATTATCCAATCCTTTTCGTTATTACTATGCCCTAGGTCATTACCCCGGGTATTTAATATGCTTTCGCGCATTAAAGTAGTAGAAAAGTCTCTAAGGATGTTCCCGCAATTTAGAAATGTTGCCTCTACTTGACTAATTAGTCAAGCCGAGACTAGCTGGTTATATAATATATTCTTTAATTGTTCCTGAATATATATTTGCTTTACACTGTTTATCCATATTAGAAAGCAAATATCTAATATGGCAGCCAACTGTTTGGCACAGGTTTGTATGCCAGACATAATTCTTAAAACATTGTAGTTTGTAGCATAGACACGAACCTTAGCAGTCTTTGTTCCTTCAACTGTGGCGTTGGAGAGGACAAGCTGTAATGTAGCGTTATCTATACGAGAGAAGTTGCATGTGCCACTGGGTTGGTGTTCCTCAGGACGAAGGGCAAACGAGTACACGTTAATACCTTCATCAGGGCATCTGGTGTGAGCCTGGTATGGCTGAACCCAGCTGAAGTAAGATCCTTCACGCTCAGAGAAACGATCTTGACCGTTAAGCTGAAGCTTAGCAGTAACAACTGGATTCTGACCCCAACAGTGGAGATCAAGAGAAGTTTCAGTAAGAACGAATGTTCCAGCATCAGATACAGTGGAGTTATCATTGTGTCCACGAGCCAAAAGTTCGATCTTAGCCATAATTTCTTCATTAGTCATACCAGTTTGGTCGAATCCGGGAACGGAAACACCACCTAAGTTGGGCTGGTTGTAAGGATTTCCAGGTCCGTGCCAGTAACCAGTGAAGTTAGCAGGAATATCATAATCAAGAGCACCAGCATCATTGAAAAGACCCTGAGCATCAATGTAAGCACGAGAATCAGCAGCTACAGCAGCAGGACCTCCAAAAGCGTGGATAGCATTTGGAAGAGCATCAATAGCATCTGTGTAATTGAATGGCTGAGCACCAAGAACCTTGAACAAAAGAGCATCGCAAACCAAAGATGAGCAATAATCTACGTTTTGATCAGGCTGTACAACCCAGATAAGTTCTTTAACGGGGTGGTTGAAGTTGAGCTTGATCTTGTTTGAAGAAGAACCAACAGATTCATCACCAGTGAACTGGAGCTGAGTAATAAGGTATTCGTGGGGATTCTGAGCAAATCGTCTACGTTCATCGGTATCAAGGAATACGTAGTCAACATACAAAGAAGCCGCAACAAGAGACTGATTGTAAGCAATAGCAGCTGGAACAGGACGACCAGGAGCATACTGATTTTTAGCATATGCGTTATAGTCTTCTTTTGTATTGTATCCGTTTGTAGGAACAGCACCAGAGTTGCAGCTCAAAGTTGTAACAGCCCACAAGCACTCATCAATAGGTCTGATATCGAGGTTGATCTTTACTTCGTGATACTGGAGAGCAATCAAAGGCAAAGCAAGACCGGGGTTGGTGCAGAACCAAAACTGAAGAGGAACATAGAGAGTTGTTTCAGGAAGAGCATTACGGGGAGCACAAACTTGACGAGGAGCCAAGGAATCGCAAGGGCCGTCAACTTCAGAGAAAGAAGGATCAGTAATGAAGGTAAGCTGAGTAGTATTACCAATCATCTTGAAATATCCACGCTGCTGTTCAGCAGTCATAGTAAGCTGATTCCAGATGTGCATCCAATCACCATACTGACGGTCGATACGCTGACCACCAATTTCAACTTCAACCTGAGCAATGAGCTGCTCTCCAGGATAATCTAACCAACGAGCATACACGCCGGAACCAACACCAGAGGCAAATGAGGCAATACCCATAAGCTGGTTGATTTCAGGCAATGTAACCTGTAAATATGTTCTATAGGCAAGATCGCCGTTTCTGCTGATGGTGCATTGAACTCTGCGTCCAAAATCAGCCTGTCCATTGAATGTTTGTTCAATAGATTCAATTGCGAAGTTAGTATATCTACGATAAGTAACTTTCCAGAAAGTAATTTGAGGATTACCTGTACATTTTCCTCTACCTTATTTTTCAATAAGGATTAGACTATATCTTAAAACAAATTTATACTTGCTTTAATTCAGCAAGTTTTTCATTAAATATAAATTCGCTCGAAAACCATTTAGTCGTTGAACCTTCTTCTTTAAATTTTTCCAATTTATTTACAATATATTTTACTTGTCCCATATCTATCAATTTCTTAGATGAATTATAATTTATTGTTACTGGCATTAAATTTGACCAATTCCAACATTTTAATTTTTCATCTTCAATTGTTAAATCAAATTTACACACAGGTATTATATGATCAATTGACCAAAATGAACCATAATTATCCCAATTCATTTCTTCTGTAAAATTATATTCAAACCACTCTCTTAAATATTGAATATTACATCCAATATAATTCATAGTTGTATCATTTTTAATAAGAACATTTCTTAATCTGGCTGCTAATGATTTTTTAATTCTATAATTTATATTTGTATTATGTTCATTGTTACACCATTCTGTTTTTTGTTCTCTTAAAAATTGAGGATAACAAGATTTACAAATCTTTTTTTTATAATATTTTTTCAGTTTAGCAAAGCTATTTAAAGCTTTATCTATTTGGCATTTTTCACATTTTACAAATGTTGTTTCTGCCTTAATACGTCTAAGATTGTTTTTTCTTATTTTATCCATTTCATTCAAACAACTTTTACATGTATTACTAAAATTTGTATCAGTATATTTTCTGTATCGGTCAATTGAATAACTAATTTCACATTTACTACATATTTTCTGTGCGCAAGACATTTATTTATCTTTTATATATTGTCTTTATATTGTTTTTTTAAAGAAGCTTGGATGCTCATTGCCCATTTCAACCAACTATTTAAGCTAGCATCATTTTATTCATTTTTACTATACCCAAGGTTTTTGTCTTGGCCACAATTTTTTCACAAAAATTGCTTAGTAGAATAAATTTTAGGGGTTTCAAGCAGTTTGATTTTCTCACCAGGGCTTTTCAAATCATTATTGATTTCCCTGATTAACAACAGTGGTATTCTTTAATTTAGAATTTCCACAAAAGGCTTTATGAATATCTTATTTATTCGATATTCCCTGTTGTTTTTCTACCCTACAGGTTTTTAAGGTAAACATCCTGCGATGATCCCTATTATTTCTAATAGGGCCAGAGTACACCTTAAGAGATTTCAAGTCCGAATGACCATCATTAATCCCCGATTGCCGTCTACTCGTTGAACCTTTATCTTGAATCTATCGGTTTCCACCTTTTAGAAAGGTGGAGCCAAAAATTAATTTTGACTTTAATTGTTGCGTTAGATGTATTTAGTGCCACCTTTCTAAAAGGTGGGATACAAGATACTTGGCTGCGGATTGTCCAATCTTTCACATTTTTACCATACCCAAGTTCCAATCTTGGCCACTTATATATCACTATATAAATTTGGTAGTGAAAGCTCTAAGGAGTTCCCCGACAATTTGACAATCTTGCAAATCAAACAATCTCTTCCATATTATTTGTTACGTTTGATTCACTAGCGAGTTATATAATTGAAATATGAAATTTCAATTCACATATTTACACTGTTTGCCTACTATGGCAATATGTGATCCATAGTAGCAGCTCACTGTTGATGCCCAGTATGTTAAGCACCATAAGCCACGAGTTGCATTAAACCGCCTCCCATTTTATACATTCCTAAAAGAAAAAAATTTTCGGAATTATAATTTATTAACTTATTTTATAAATTAATAAATTCCTACATAATTAAGATAATATATTATTAATATCCGCATTTTCCTTCATAAATATAGATAAATATGATTCGTCAAATACTTCTTTTTTTCCTTCATGATTTTTTGTAAAAATATATGAATCTTTTCTTTTTTTTATAGACCAACCATTTTCTAAAGCATTAAATAAAAAAACCATCTTTTTAAACTTCAATTTATCTATTTCTAAATCTTCTATCTTTACTTCTATATCCATTAAATTACTAAATGAAACTATTTTTTCTATTTAAACTACTTTCAGTTTTCCTAAACTTATAATATCTCGAATAATGCTTTTCCTCATTATCTAAAGCATACAACGTTGTTTTTATTATATTTTCATTGTTATCTGAATAATATACATTTTGTATTTTATATCCTTTTTTAATTGATAGTTTTTTCATCATTTGTATACAATTATTACAAGGCTTACTTGATTGTAACTTATTCTTTCCTGAAACTCGTATAACTAACAAATTTATATTTTTCAATTTGCGCTTTTTATTCGGTATTAATTTTAGTAATGCATCATGTTCTGCGTGTATTCCTGGTTTTAATCCTTCTGTATCTCCCATCTTATTTACACCATATGATAGTATATTAGCCTTTTTCAAAAGATTGTTTCCCTTGTAAAACACATGATACGTGATTATATACCCCGCACAAACAAGAATTAATATTTAACTCTCCGGTTTCATATAAATTTATATCTGTATTTATAGGCAAACAAAATCGCTTTATAAACATCTTATCTAATAGATTATTCATTTTATATAATTAATAATTATATAAAATAATTTATTTCAATTTTTTATCAAAAACTACGTTTACTGACAATAATATATTTTCTAAATTATTAATTAAACAAATATTATTCTTTATAATATATACTTTAAATGCCATCTTTTAAACCCAAGGCAAATAAAAAAATAAAGGTATGTAAAAAATATTTAACCACATTAGATAAGAAGCATAAAGAATTTGTTAGTGATTTTGTAAAAGATGAAGAGGATACAATTCCTGGATTAAAAGAAGAACGTTTCCATTTAAAAGAACAACTAAAGAATGAATCAAGTTTACCGATTGAACAAGTAATGGAAATGAAAGATAGAATTAAGGATATAAATGACACAATAAAAGAGTTAAAAAACAAAAAAAACGACTATTTTTTAGATAACTCTAAATTCATATTTGAATATTTTGAAAATAAAAAAAATATTAATAATAGTGAAGAAACTAACAAACATACATCCAAAAATCAATTACTTTTTAATATTTTCAAAGTAAAACAAAGTACCACAGATATAACTACGGATCAAAATAAAAATATAGTTCAAAAATATTTAAGTAATATTGACGAATCATTTTTAGATATGAACGCATTTGTTAGGTCAACAGATGTTTGTCAATCTTGCTTTAAAGGTGAAATGATTCCATTAGACGATGAAGGAATGCTTATATGCAACAATAATTTATGTGCGATAAGTATTCCATATTTGATTGAAAATGAGAAACCAAGCTATAAAGAACCGCCAAAAGAAGTGTGTTTTTATGCTTATAAGAAAATAAATCATTTTAAAGAAATTCTAGCACAGTTTCAAGGCAAAGAAACAACCCAAATTCCTAATGAAGTAATTGATAAAATTCAAAATCAAATAAAAAAAGAAAGAATTGGACTTGAACAACTAACATATTACAAAACGAAAGAAATACTTAAAAAACTGGATTATAATAAGTATTATGAACATATTGCGTTTATTAAAAATAAATTAGGAATTAAACCGCCTATTTTTAGTCCAGAATTAGAAGATACACTATATAATTTATTTATGGAAATTCAATCTCCTTATGCTAAAACGTGTCCAGATTGGAGAGTAAATTTTTTGAATTATTATTATGTTCTTTTTAAATTTTGTGAATTGCTTGAAGAAACTCAATATTTGGGAGAAATTCCATTATTAAAAGACCGTGAAAAACTTATTGAACAAGATGAAACATGGAAAAAAATGTGTATTGAACTTAATTGGGAATTTATTCCAACGGTTTAAAATTATAATATGTCTATTCTATTTCCCTTACTGTCATATATCCATATTTCATATTTATACCCTAATTCAAGTGCAGCAGATTGTTTTTCAAGAACGTTGTTTTTCTCTTGATTTGTCCAAGTTGATTTTACTTCAATGCACCGATTTTGAGACTTAATGAACATATCTACATAGTGCCTTCTTCTTTTGTTAGTTTTATCATAATACCAAATTTCAGGAACATCTTTTCTATTTGTGATTAAATCATCTTCTAATATATTTTCTATATTAAGAAGTTCATTAAACGCAAAATTTTCATAGCCTTGATAATCAATTACTTTTCCAGATGGTAGTGTGTATTTTTTATTATTAAATGCTGAATGCTGCATTTTTTCTGCTATTTCTGGATTTTGTGAATGATGTGGAAAGCCATATTTTTTAATGTTTGATTCTATCATTTTTTGTTTTACATTTTCATTTAAAACTGCTGTTTTAAATCCATATCGACCTAATGTTGTTTCAAGTGTTTTGTTTTTAATATCTTGATTTTGTTGTGGATTTTCTACTCCATATTTTAATTTGTTAGTTTCAATAGTTTTAATTTTTACTGATTCGGCTTGTAAAGGGCAAATAGTGCCATATTTTTCTAAACTTTTTTCTTTTTTTTGCTCTTTTATATGGTTTAATTTGGATATGTGTTCTACTCCATATTTTTCAATAACAGTTTGCTTCTGTTTATTTCGCACATCTGGATTTTGCATTGATGCTTTACAACCAAAATTTTTCATATTGGTTTGTATTATTTTATCCTTTCCTAATTCTTTAGAACAATCAATACAGTATCCATTTATTTTTTCTAATTCTCTAAAAGGTTTTGCGAATACATTTTTACAATTAACTGTTAAACAAAATCCATTAATAATTGTATCTCTATTAATAAATTTGTTAGTATAATCTTCTGTTAATATAATATTATTTTCTATACAAAATGATTTTAAATATGTTTCGTTGTATTTACATTTTATTTTATATTTTAATTTTCCATTTTCAACAGCACAATTATAACAATAAGGACCAGTTTTTACTAACTGTCTAAAATTTTTATTAAATGTTTTGTCG